TGGACAAGTATCATTTTCCTCGTAAAACTTTGTTTCTTTGACGAGTGTAGATATTTTTTGATTGAACTCTGCTTTGTACTGTAACAGTGCTTGTTTCTTATTATGATTCTTTTTAAGGTTTTCGTGTAAGCCGATCGAGCTTTTGTCAATCTCATCTGAAAAAGTAGCATTACTTGTTTGCAATGATTGTATATCGTCATTGACTTCTTTTATCTCAAGTTCTTTACTTTCAATCTGATCGTTACTTAAGCTTTCAACTTCCTTTATGTATTTTGATTGTAAGTCAATCTTTTCTTTTGCAAGTTCTAAATCATATTCGGTAGACTTTATGTCTTCTTTCAATAAACTATTCTTTTCCTTTAGAATATTATTCATTTTTGAGAATACATTAATGTCCAGAAGATCCTCGATAACATCACGCCTAGCGCCGGCTGCAAGTTGCATGAAGGGAATGAAGGAGGAACTGCCAAGCACAACGATCTGGTGAAAGCTCTTATGATTGAGCTTGATGATGTTTTGCTCGAGGATCTTCTGGTACTCTTTAGAATGAGAGGACTGATTTATCATAGTCCCATCTTTCCAAATCTCGAATATGTTTGGCCTGATACCACGAACGATTTTATAGTTCGAACCAGACACGTTAAATTCAACTTCAACTACACAATTCTTATTATTAATCGAATTAAGAAGTTGAGGCTTACTAATATTTCTATGTGCTTTACCAAATAACGCAAATGCAAGAGCATCAAGCATAGTTGACTTGCCTGCGCCATTATGGCCTACAACGAGTGTAGTCTTTGACTCACTAAAGTTTACAGTGGTAAAAGCATTTCCTGTAGAAAGGAAATTTTTCCACTTTAGGGTTGTAAATGTAATCATGCTATTTCGAGTGTCTGTGCTTCCACATATAGATCATTCATTTCTTTTTTGATACGATCTTTATCCAACTCTGTCTCCACGTTATCAATGTATGTATTAACGAGAGATGTTGTATCTTCGAGAGATACGTTTTCATCTTCTACGTTACTTCCAATAAATTCTGAGAAATTGTCTTGAATCTTAAGTTCATGTATTCCCCTATTCTGTATTCTATCAACAAATCGGTCGAATGTAAATAGGTCATTTTTATTAATTACTACAATTTTTACAAATTTATTATCTAGAGATGTAACGTCATAATCTCCGTAATCAGCCACCACATCGTCATAATAGATCCTATGGAACAGAGTATGAGGGTTATGGATAGGAGTAAGCTCGCGTGTTGTTGTATCCAAGATGTGAAAGTATTTTTTGTCGTGGGCGTCATTCCAGAAAAACTCCATTTGTGATCCAAGGTAGTGGATATTGCCTTTATGTGATTTTGTATGATAGTGTCCTGATAACACCATCTCGAACCTATCGAAGATAGAAGGGTCCATGCCGTGTGTGCTTTCAATACCTTTCATCATTTCAAAACCATCAAGTTCTAAATGAGCGCCAAGGATAGGTGCATCACATTTCTTTATAAAATCTATATATTCTTTTTCATTCTCAGGATTGATCCAAGGAACCATAGCGATCTTGAGTTCATCGTATTCTAAGACTGTAGGATTACTTACGATATGTACCTCGTTCATGTAATGGCCAAGCAACTCTTTTAATGAGTTCAAGTCATTCGTATTCTTATAGTACGTATCATGGTTACCACATATAATATCCATAGTGATACCGTACTCACGTAACTTATGAAGGAACATCTTACGATTACGATTGAGTGCCTTGAAGTTAATGAACTTACGATTATCGTAGTAGTCACCAAGGTGAAGAATATGTTTTATATTATTTTCTAAAAGGTATGGAAAAAATATTTCATTATAAAATTTATCTGCGTTATTTAAAAAAATATCAGAGGAATTGCGAACACCACAATGGGTGTCATTCAATATAGCTATTTTCATTCATCATCCATAAATATTTGTAGGTCAGAATCAACACGCATAACTCGTTTCTTACGTGTTTTTTCTTCTTGTACATATTGACGAAACTCAGTATCACGTTCTTTTACTTTATCAATACGATCTTTGAGTTGATCGACAAATAGCTGTACAGCATTATTAGCAGCTTTATCTTCGATGTTTCCAAACACGTACTGTTCGATACCAGACTGTGATAAGTACTTGAGTTTAATGTCTTGTTGTTTCTTTTCTTTTGCGATACGACGTAGGAATGCGTACCAAGAAATTTGAGTGAAATACGCGAATGCGTTGGGGTTACCCGATCGTGTAGCAGCTTCAATGTTATAGTTCTCAATAGCCTTCAGGCAATTCTCAACCGCGTCCATCACCATCTCTTCACGATAAGTGTAACGTATGAAATTAGATTTATGTGATAAGCCTTCGGCAATTTTAAGAAAGCATTGCGCGATGTAATTTGGAACAATCGGAAGCTTTGATTCTTTTTCTTTTGCTTCCTTCACTACTGTACAATAATCAACAACTGCTTGTGAAAACTCTTTGTTATTTACGTAGTGAATGCTTTTTCTTTTGGCCATAATATATCCTCATTCAATATTTCTATTCTATACTATATTTCAATAAAAGTAAACTAAAAAAATAAATTATTTTTATTGCATTTTAGGGGTTTACAATCCTGCACAACTGTATATAATTTAAAGGTATCCTTTATGGTGGGCAGGAGTACTAGTGTAATTTATTCTTGTTTGTGCTAGGAAACAGGTTGATTACGTTATCTTCGTCACTATCTTCTCCGTCTAGGATCGCCGTTATTTTCTTCATGTACTTCTTAAATTTTTCATCACTATCAACGGGTGTACGATCATCGTTTTCTACGTTTAAAGCATTGAAGTATTCTTTTACAACTTCCTTTATAGGAGTTGCTTCTACAAGAATATGTTCAGCGTGTAAAGTTTGAAACGTTCCTTCTTCGAGTTGCATAATCATTAAAGGACGAAAAATGTGGTATCTTAATCCGTCCGGTCTATCTACCGTAACTAATTTCAAAGGGTTACGTATGACAAGACCCGGTCCATCATCATCTGCCCAGTCAACGACCTCGCATACAATCTCGTCGCCTGAAGAAAGCAAGCATTGTTTTACAATTGTTTCGGTCATATGTCCACCTTTATAATTTTATAGTTGAACTGCTCTTTATCATATATTTTTATACGCTCTGCACCGTGAAGTAACGTGTAATTTTTTCGATTATGCCAGTGTAAGTCGTCGGTTATGTCGTAGAGTGTTGTTTCACGTCCGTCATCGGATTGGCGTAGCCCTCGTCCGATAGATTGTAAAACTTTAATTTGAGACTTTGACGGGCTAGCGAACACGATATTATGCAGATTCCGTATATTAATACCAGTACTGAAGGTACCAAGACTTGCAACAATAATTGCGCCATTTTGTTTCTCCACTATTTTACGAATTGCTTCTCTGTCTGAAGTTGCTACTTCACCAGAGACAAAGAAAACTTTTCTTCCTTCCTCTGCCTTACTATTTATCAACTCATAGAGAGGCTTTCCATGAGCTTCCACACGATTAAATAGGACAAGAGTATTTCCCTTAGCATCCAGAGCGAGATTCCGAATAAGCCTATTACGAATATTGTTTCCAATAATGAATTCAATTTCATCTTGATATGTTTTGTTGCCAAAGTCTTTCCTCACTTCTTCTGTATAATTTAATAAAAGTACTTTAATATCTAAAGGAGCCAATGTTCCTTCGTCTTGTAACGTTTTGGTCAGGGTAACCTGATGCACAGGTCCAAATAATCCCTCAAGGACGAGTCTATGTGTCTGCGTGCCGTCGAGTGTGCCAGTTGTGCCGAATCTATACTTTGCTTTCGTGGCCTTATTCATTATTGACGACAGGGACTTAGATTTAAATCCGTGGCACTCATCTCCTATAACCATACCAAACTGTTCAAACCATTTCTTTGGGAACTTATATATTGACTGCCAAGTTGAAATAATAACACGTTTAGGAGAGTTTTTATCTTTACCTGAATATATTCTATGACACATATCTTCTACGTTCATGTTATAGTCTTTAAAGTCTGTGTACATCTGTTCGACTAGAGACGTAGTTGGAACGATAATTAAAACTTTATCATGTTCATTCTCCATTTCCATCCAGTACTTAATGATAAGATAGATGATGAATGATTTACCAGATCCTGTAGGTGATAATAGAATAGCACGGTTTGAAATTAGAGAACGAATAACTGCGTCGTACTGATAGTCTCTTGGAGCAAACGGTAAGTTTGAAACGCTTAAGAAATTATCAAATACTTTTTGATCAACTACGTTCTTATCAGTAGGAGATCCATAGTCGGATTCCTCTAGCTCGTATGTGTATCCTCTTTCTGCGCAAAACTTACGAAGGTAATGAAACAGTCCAGCGTTTAATTCATTTGTCAGATTATTGTACAAGCGTATCTTACCATCCCATACTTTATTCTTATACGCAGGCATAAACTTATAACCTGGAACATAGAATGAAAAGTACTCGGATAGTTCTTGTGCTTGACCACGTTCGCAGTCTACGTACATCATACTATAATCTTTGAGCTGAACCTTATAGTCTGCCATCAATCACCTTGTTCAAACTGCCTCCAACGAATCATATTGGAAATAGTCTGATGTCTCCATTTTAAGTTATCAATTATATCTGTAAGACTATCTATAACCGTCTTCCAGTATTCTATTTTTTCTTCGGACTGCTGGATCTCAGGATCTGAATCATAATAGTAATCCATCTCGCCTTTGAGGATACGTAGTCCATTGAAAGGATCAGGGTCCCAACCTTTCTCGGCTAGTTGATCTTGATCCATCTTACCGTTGTAGTAAAGCCATTTTTCTTTAAGCAAATTTTTCTGCGTAAATTCTGACTTCTTCTTCATGAGTTTAGCCTCAGCCAGAAGCTGAAGATATTTAGCATGTAATTTGGGAGTATCTCTAGAAGTAGCATCTAGTTTGCTGTTATCAATAATGCAGTCCTCTTGCCACATAGCAAGAATAGTTTTCAAGTCAATCATAATATTCCTATTTCAGTTAAGAAATTTCAAAGTAAGAGAATCTAAAATTAGCAGGATATGTAAGAAAAGATTCAGATGTAGTCGATTCAAATGTTATGTTACCAAGACCAGTTGGTATACAATCTTTGTATTTAATTTTTCGAGTGGTATTATTGTGGCTAGATAAAACAGACACAGTAATATCAGCATTTGTTGGTGGTATCTCGTTAGATCTATTTAGTGGCGATTTATAATCCTGTTGAACGATACGAGTAATCCAGTTGTACATCTCAACGTATGAGTTCATGTTCTCATCAAGAATAATCATTGCGGATAGTTCGCCAAACCGAAGTGTATCTCCAGCAAAAGGTACATTTGCTACACGTAGATGTGGAAGCTCTGCCGCTGTAAGAGATGCGTCTGGATGTAGCACAGATTGAGCAAAGAACTCTAGGTTAGGAAAGTTCTTTCGATCAATTGAAAGTTTAAACGCGTTTGGCTGTAGGTAGTTAATATTATTGAGCTGGCTTTGTGAGCTCGTAGTACTAACTGCTACAGTTACTGCTGGATTTAATGTAGGCATATTTTTTTTCCGTTCTGCTTACATCTATTTATATAAGAAAAAAGGCTGCTTTTCAGCAGCCTACCTTTACATCTTAATCTAAGTTGCATTCCCAATTATTGTTTTTGTATTCTGCTCGTAATGCACCCAAAGGAAAATCTTCATGCTCAAACAATATGTAAGGTGCACCATTGTAATCCATTTTCATAGTTACAACATTTACATCATCAATGCTAATTTCACGTTCGCCTGGAACTGTTGAATTAAAAATACGTATCATTATGCTACCTCATAACCAAAGTTTTTTACCAAAAAGTCATTGCCATATTCTGCAGCAATCGCCATGCAGATTTGCTCACGTGGTTCAGTATCCATATCGTCTACTAACTTTGAAGCAGATTCAAAATGCTTAACGTCAAGAAGAGCATCTATTGCAATGAAGTCTTTCATGTCACTCATGTATAGATCTTTAAGATCTGCATTTGTTCTTGAGTAGCTGAAGGTTTGATCGATTAATTTTTGAACTGACATTTGGTTTTTCCTTTATCTGATATATCTAGAATACCATAGTTTCTCGGGAATGTACACCTTTTTGTTTTGTTTAAAAACAATTACTTACGCTTTTTTTTCATAAGTAGTTGAAAACAAACGAAACCTTTATTTTGTTTAAAAACAATTACTTACAAAATAAAAAAAGGGCCGCCGAAGCGACCCTAGTAGTATCGAGTTAGTGATACTTAATCTTATGCCATGATGTTGTCAACACGGAAGATTCTGTAGTACTGGTTTGATTTCGCTGCTGCAAGACCGTTTGCTGGTGTTGCGCCTACGAATGGGTTTGACGCCATGCCGTAACGAGTTTTGAAACCAATTTTTGGCTGGAAGTCATTCTCACCAACCGCACGTACCATTGTTAACGGAACGTATGGGCAGTAGAAGATACCTGCGTCATATGGGTTAGTACCCTTATAACCTACAGTTACATAGTCTGTTGTTGAATATGGGTCAATATAGACTTTTGTTCGACCGTTCATAACACCTGCAAATGTATTACCTGTGTCATCAACATTCAAGTTAGTTGAAAGTGCCGGAGCATAATCCAAAGAACCTGCAGCTGCTAGAGCAGAAGCAACGTCTGAAGAACAGATAATGAAGTTACCTTTTCCTCTACGTGTTTCTTTTGCAATCACGTTTGAATCTCTTTCGATTTGTACGTGTAAGCCTTTGAATTTTTCAACTGACCAACGACCGTCAGCATCTGTTGACATGTCAAAGATACCGTTGATTGCTGTTGAGGCTTGGCCTGCACCAGTTTTAGCTTGTGAGTTGATTGTACGGATTACTTCACGGTTAATTTCCGCTAAGATCTCTGTTGACAGAATGTTTGCCAATTCTGTCTCAGCATCAAGACCATGAATCGCTTTCAAGTCTTGTGCTAGTTCTAGAGAGTATTCCGCTTTCAACGCACGTGACTTCGCAGTCACTGTTGATTTTTCAATGGTGAAACCCATGTTACGGAATGCACCTGAAAGTTCACCTAACGCAGTTGTTGTACCGTCGCCGAATGTAAGGCTTCGTTCTGAGTCAAGTGAAGAGTCACCAGCAACGTTACCAGCAGCTGGATCGATTCCAGCAAGACCTGATGGTGATGCTGATTGTGTATCTGAAGAGTCACCAGCATATGTAGTGTCTGCTTCGTTGAATAGTGCTTCGGTTGCACCGGTTGTACCTGTGCCGTAGCGTGCTTTCATCGCGAAGATCAAGCCTGTTGGGCCAGTCATCGGCTGAACGCCTGCAACGTCGTATGCAATCATGTTAGGTGCTGCACGACGTACTAGTGAGATCAATACTGGATCCCAGTTAGATACTGAAGCGTTGGTTACGGATGTTGCAGGACCAGCTTCGTTTAGAAAGCTCATCTGTGCGCGCTCTTCACGAAGAGCGTTTTCTGTGTTCTCTAAGAGAACAGCTGTTACTGCTTTACGGTGGTTGTCAGTGATAGAGCCAGCAGATTCTTCTGCTAGAACTGGATTCCACTTTTCCACCAAACGATCATAAGTTTCCATTTCTAGAACTCCTTAAGGATTTGATTTTCTGATTGCGTTAAGGTACTGAGACATTACATCGCTAACTTCTACTGAAGGTGTATCTTCATCAGAAGTGTCTTCTACGATTGCGGACTCAGCAGTTTTCTTTGCAAAATATGCTTCTTTGATAGTAGCAACTTTTTGTGCAAAAGTTTCTTCATCTTCAAAGTCAATGTCTTCTGCAAGAGTTTTTAGTTTCTCGACTTGAGTTTCTGCTAGATCTTTGGACGCTTCACGAATGACAGCATCACGCTTAAGATCTTCTAGTTCTTCAGCAAGTGCGATAGACTTAGTCATTGCATCGTTGTAGCTTTCTTCAAGCTCTTCGTTTGCACTGGCTAGTTCGTCGACGAGGTCAACTTTGGACTCAGGTACTTCTACGTAAGACTCTATGAATAGATCTTTCATCTTATCCATGAATGTCTCAGCGATTTCAGTACGCAGACCAGCTTGTACAGCTACTCTGTTTTCTTCCATCCATGTCTCAACCACATAGTTGAGGTAGCTATCTACTTTCTCTACCATCTGTTCTTTTGTAGAAGCAAGTTCTGTTTCCAGCTCTTCTTTATACGCTTCTTCCAAACGATCGATTTCTTGAGAAAGTTTTGCCTTTACCGCAGCTTCAAAAATTACAGCTGTTTTGGCTTTGAACTCTTCGGAAAGAGTTGCCTCAGATTCGACTAATGCATTTAGGTCTTCAGAGAAATCAACTTTAATGTCGAGTTCTTGATCTTCAGCAATAGTATCTTCGATATCATCTACAGATACATCTTCACCCATCATTTTACCATATGCAGCCATGAGCTTGTCTTTTTTCATACCAGTCATCATGCCGTGCATAGCATTAATCATGCCAGCTTTTGTCTTTGGCATTGGTTCGCTGTTTTTCTTATCACCTTTGCGAGCCGGAGCTTGCGAGGTGTTTTCCCCAGCTTTATCTACAGAAGCAACGGATTGCGCCTCTGCATTTTTAGGATCGTGAGCTTCTTCCACAACGTCGTTGTCATCGAGCTCAACTTCCTGGTCTTCTACTTGATCAGTCATGTTTGACTCCTTATGTTTTACTTTTCAGCAACGAGAGGAAATTCTTAAACTCACGAGTCTGAACCTCATAGAGATCCTTTCGTGGAGCATTTTTAATTTCAGTCTCCATTTTTTCAATTTCCCGAGCTTCAATAACGCCGTTATTCCAGATCCACTCTACACCTTCCATTATTCCATTAACAAAAGCAGTTGGTGCAGATGGGTCTTGTACGATATCAACCGTATTAAGAATAAAGTCGTCCTTGACGACCATTACGCCGTTTCTTTGCTCGAGGCTACCCATACCACGAGTTGAAACACCCAGTTTGACGCCGCCATCAAGCAGACCCTTAACGATCTGTCCATTTGGAGTATCCAAAATGCGTGCTTTACCCACAACATCATCTTTTTGCCAATCAAGGGCTTCGATGAGGTGGGATACTTTGTCTAAGTTTACAGTTGGTCCATCAGGGTGGTTTAACTCTCCAACTGCACGCTTAGTGCTAACTTGTTCTTTAACGTATTTATCAACAGCCTTTTCCATAATAGGCTTAGGATAAACTCTGCCATTACGGTTTTTCTTTTCAGCCTGCATGAACACGCCTTCGATGAAATAATCCTTACCGCCAGACTCTTTTGCCTCGGTAATGATTTCGACATCGTTGTCGCTATATTCAGCAATTAATTTCATCGTTTTAACCTTTATATTGTTTTATAAACTCTTTACCCATCTTTTCGGCTTCAGCCTGAGTATTGTAAGAGTCTAATTTTTCATTATCAATATAAACAACGAATCGGCCTTTGTCCTTATGGATCATGACTTTATTCTTCCCAATCTTCATGTCTTTGACATGCTGGCCAGGAGGCATTTTGCCACGAGCTTCTCTCAGCTGTTTAAACGTTTTCATTTTAAACCTTGTTTAACTATTATTTATACTAATTAAAATTTGTAATAAAATTATTCTTCATCTTCATCATCTTCTGTTTCTTCTTCAGATGATTCTTCCTCTTCCGTTTCTTCAACTTCTTCATCATCTAGATCTAGTTCTAATTGTTCTTCTTCTTCACCATTGAAAATATGACCAGCAACTTTGACTTTTTCAGCTTCTAATGCATCATCTACTTTTGATTGAAGTATAGTGTGGAAGTGTGGTTCCGCTTTAGCAAAGTTTTGTTTAGTAATATCGTCAATTAAATCTTCAATACTCATTGTTCATCTCCAGTTGGTTCATCATCTGTTGGACCTTCATCGTCCATTTGTTTACCTATATTTTCAATATCTTCATCAGAGAACTGAAGTATGTTTTTCATTACCCATTCTTTTGAGTAGTATTCACCAACATACTGTTGCATCTGATCAAGTGTTTGGATTCTTTCTCTTAGTATTTCTGCGTCTCTGAGTTCTGTAAAATGATTATCACGTGTGTGTTCTACTACAATATTGTTTTTCCAGCTATCCCAGTCTTCTTCAGTAATAATACTTTTTAAGATCAGTTGCTTCTTTAATATACCATAGAACAGCATATTAAAACGCGATCTCAATCTATCTATAAACTTCTGAAACTTCAATTCATCACGGTTAATCTCAGTAGATCTACCAAGTGAGAACTGTGATTCTTGCTCAAGCCTGTTTATAGGTACGTTAAGCGATCTATAGAGACGTTTCTGGAAGTATATGATATCGTCGATTTGTCCCAGGTTTTCGCCGCCTGGTAAGGTAGAGATCTCAGTTCCTCGACCACCTTCTCGTCTTGGCAGCCAAAAATCTTCAAGCATCGACATACTTTTTCTATCATCTCTTATTGCTCCAGTGTTAGCATCATACACCAATTTATTGCGATACTTCGCCATGATGTTTTTCATGTATTCTTCGGCTTTACCTCTTGGTAAGTTACCAACATCAATATAAAATATTCTACGTTCAGGAGCTCGAGCTAGTCTGTATATAACTAACGAGTCTTCCATCATGCGTAATTGGTTAATAGGTTTTAGTGCCTTATGTAAGTGAGACACAACCTTACGTCGTTCTTCGTCAAGTAAACCAGATGTAACGTAGCTTACGGAATCAGAACTCATCTTGATTCCTTGTTTAGTTGTTCCTGGTTTGTCCTGATAGATAAAGAACTCGTTTACGTTTTCAATAACAGAGGCACCACTAACTGGATCTCTTTTCTTCTTGACTTCTTTTACTTTACGAATCTTTGCTGCGTCTATAGGACGTATTTCTTGAATACCAAGTTTAGGATTTTTTTCGTCTACAACTAAGTGATGATACATTCTACCATCAACGTACCAACGTTTATATATGTCATGACCTAGGTTATTAAACTCAAGCATTGAGTATACTTCATCAAATTCTTCTTGAATTTGTTTCTTTATGTTATCAGGTGCATCAACATTATCAAGTACAAGAGATACAGATTTTTCTGCATCTGAAGATGTGACTGATTCGTTTACAATATCTTCTACAGCAGCATCAACTTCTGGATGTGTTGCTACCTGTCTGTATTGTCGAATAAGTTGAAAGTCGTCTTTGGATTTTTTATCGTCATCACCAATGTTTACGTAGGTGCCATAATGTGCACCAGCAGCAGTTACATAACCTGCTCCATCCTCATCTACAGGAGGTACGATTGACGGCAGCATATCCTTTCCGCTAGATGCTTTCGCTCTACGGATTTCAAATCCAAATAATTTAAGTCCGCTATTATCTGCCATTTTAATTCCTCTTAATAGTACAGAAAGGGCAGAAAAGCTCTGCCCTTCCCTCTATTTATTCACTTACGTAGTGGTGTTAGATTCCCAGTACTGGACTTGGAATTCCACTGTGAATCTCTCAATTTCGTTTTCTGAAGCGTAGTTCAGATCGATTGGAGAGACTGCAGTTGGAAAACAACCACGGAAGTTATAAGTTTTCAAAATAGATCCGTCTTTGTCAATTTGATCAACAATAAGATCTGCTTCGTAATCTGTAACGTTGGTTAGACCAGTGTTTGTCTGATGGCCGTTCATGCCATTCATCCAACGTTCCATTGAATCACGAATTCTGAAGTCTGTGTCGTTTATGATAGTTGGAGACCATGTATCGAATGTACGGTCACCAGCCATTTTTAGTTGTCTACCTCGGAAAGGCATTACGATAGTGCCGATAGTAGAACCTGGAAGCTGAGCTGCTTCGCAAAGAAATGAAGTAATTTCTACATCACCGTTTGCGTAAGTAGGGAAATTGATAGTTGCTTTGAATAGATTAGCTCTAGCACCACCACCTCTCAGCTTGGATTTGAAATCATCAACTCCTAAAATAGCCATTTGTTTTCTCCTCTGACGCTATTATACTGTGCCTGCTACTTCTTCAAATTCCACGCCAGTTCTTACAGCTACAAAGTTTAGAGTGATGTAGTTGACCGAACGTGCTGGCTTAATGAAGATATTAGCAACAAATTCATTTCTGTCGATTACGGCTGCAGTATTGTTTGTTGCGTCACATACAACTCTGAAGTCCGTTATGCCTCTTCGCCCTTGGATTTCTCTTAGGAAAGGCTCAACAATATTTACAAATTCAGCACGTGAAAACTCATCGTTAAATTCGAAGAGTGTATTTCGAGCAGCTAAAGAAACAGCTCTTTCGACTGTTAGGAACAATCTTCGAACGTTGATTCTGTCGAATGCAGAAGGTCGTGCTAGTTTTGTTTTATCGCCAAACAATAGGACACCTTGTCCTGGTATGTTTGAGATTGGGTTAACGCCTGCTTTATATAGAGTATCACGCTGCGACTTATTCGGTGAAGAAGCCAAAGATGTAATACCTAGATATTGGCCACGTCTTGGACCAGCCGGTGAGAACCAAGGTGCAGCATTTGCGTCTGTTGCAGCCATGATACCAGCAGTAGAAGATGAGGCTGGGATGAAGCGATACTTATCGTTATACTTATCGTAAACTTTTAGATAGTTGTTATCAACTACTAGATAAGATGAATTTGTAAATGTATCTGCTGTTGCTATCGCATTTGTTACTTGAGTAGCAGGGGATGATACGTTTACAACATCTGTTCTTGCAGGAGATGCAACTACTACTGCGTCTTTACGAGTAGTTCCGGCTATTGCAACTAGATCGTTTACAACCGTTGTTTGATCTGATCTTGCGCTCATGCCTGGTGCAATCAAGAAGTCTACTGTGATAGTGTCTTTGTCTTCAAGAAGATCGAATCCAGTAGCTATGTTGCCAGCTGATAAAGTACCAGCATCTACACCGTTTGCAAGAGAAGAAGTTCTTACATTTCTAAATGTGGAGCTGTAATCTTTACCACTAACAGCAGCTGAACCAGCGTCACTATCAAATGTGCCGCCAGCGCCAAAACCTGCCATCCATACATATTCTGATTTTCCGTTAATCGTTTCTACTGCGTAGTTAGATGTACCATCAGGTGATTTTGCGTTTGAAGCTTTTGAAATAAATGGGAATGTTTCGAGGATTGAACCGCGAGTTCCTGAGAATAATCCGTCTTCATCGACAACTGCAACATGCATCTCATCGTTTGTTGCACCGACTCCAGTAGCGTAAGTAGATGTACCAGGCGCAGCATCAAAGCTACCCTTATAGATCCAGTTAGTAAATGCTGAGTCAGCAGCAGATTGTGGACAGACAGAAACTGATAATGAATTACCAAGAGCTCCTGGCCATTTTGCGACAAAAATATTGTCGTCGCTGTCTCGGGCCGCTAATTGTGCGTTCCAATTATCGAGATTTTTTACAACGGGCTGACTTGATTGTGCTACGTCAGTCGCGTTGACTGCAGAACCGTCGATTGCTCGAACAGTTTGCATAGAATTTGAGTATCGTAAGAAATACGCTGCCGATAGGAAATCGACTGCTCTTCCTTCATTGTCGTCAGGAGATCCAAAAGTCTCAGCAAGAGTCGCCTCACCATCGATGAGGGTAGCTTGTTCAACCGGACCCCAACGAAAGTTCCCGACAAATGCGCCAGTAGTAGACTGTACATTAGGCACAACGCCCGTAAGATCTACTTCCTTGACTACAATTGCTGGAGACTCTGAGGGAGTAAATAGTGCCATGACTGTTTTTCCTTTTCCAGTGTTCTAATTATAAGCAAAACATAATAAGAATCTTCACTTGATAGTATTTATAATAATTTCAAAATGAAGATTTCTACCATTGTTCTTCAAATGTTATGGCCCATGGATGTTCTTCTCGTTCCTGTTGAGCAATGTATTCGGATCCATCATCTACGAATCCAAACGGTAACACGTCTTCTTCGATCTCTTTGATTCTTTGCTGAAACATCATTTCTTTAAGATTAATGTTTGTCATATCACCAAAGTAGTTACTTGTAGCAAAGTAACCAAACATCACTAGGTTCATCATCAAGTCATCATGGTTACCTTCTGATGCTTGATACGACTGGCCTTTGGATACAAACGTGGATATTTCTAAGATAGTGTTTTCATCTACGATCTTGAGCTTATCGTTTTCAATAATATCTTTTATAGCGGAACACCCAAGTCTTTTAACTTTTCGAGTCATTTCAATACCAAGAGCATTTGCTTTTATCGCAGATTCAACATGCATGTTTTCATATTCTAATTCGTGATACAAACCATTAGTTACTACACCACCTTGATCATTTGATTCAATTACTACGTATGCTTCATTGTAGACTTTTGCATATTTATAGATAATATTAGGGAAGAGTAATGGAGAGATAATATTATTGCGATATACAGCAACCTGTGCAAACGGGCGAGTGCTAATATCGATCACATTAAAAGTAGAATAATCCTGTCCTCTTCCTCTACTTACATCTACAGTCATGATATAATCATGATTCTTAATAGGTTCTTCATAGATAAGAACAGAATTGTTTTCTATTCTTCTTAATGGTTCTTTTGCTTTTAGTTCTAATAAAGTATCTGCACCGACTAAAGTGTCACCTGTTCCAAAGAACGTATTTCCAAACTCCTGATCAAACTGCATCTGAGAAGTGTTAGCAATTGTTTGCTTCTTCCATGTGGTATCTCTTCCAGGAACATCCCACCAATCAACTCTAAAAGGGAAGTACTCGTTTGTCTTTTGTACTGCACCTTCCCATATCTTATAAAACGTGTTACCTATACCATTAGCAGTCGACGTTATAATAACCTTCGTGTCCTTACCAGATGATACAACTGGATAGGTCGAGGTGTAGAACTCAGCTGCTCTTTCCACGAATGCAAACTCGTCAAGGTACAGTAAGTTCACAGACATACCACGAATAGAAGAACCACTCGTTGCAGCTGCTATTATTCTTGAGTTATTCGAAAACTCTATCGATCCTTTGTTTAATGCTTTACAACCAGGCTGTAGAAAGAAAGGAAGATTCTCGAGCATAAGAGTGACTCTTGCCAGCATCTCACGCGCCGTTGCGCCTTTGTTAGCAAGTACTGCAATTGTTTTTTCTGGATGGAATATTGCAAACCAAAGTAAGTAAGCAACAGAACTAATTGATTTACCAGATTGTCTACAGGCTAAAACAATGCTGAATCTATTGTTATTAAAAGAATCAAACATTTTTTTCTGATAAGGATACAGGTCAAAGGGAACTAGACCCTTGTCAAGAGAAATAATTTTAGCGTAGTTTGTAGCAAAGTAAGCTGGATCGTTCATGCATTTGGCGTATTCCTGGACGTCTTCCTTTGTCCATTCTGTAACTACACCATCTCTTTTTACATTAACATTCCCAAGATATGTTTCATTCATCTTTATAGTCTTTAATGTCAATTACATTATCAGTTTCAGTTTCTTTCAAAAGCATTCTTTGTAAATCGGTAGTAGAACCTACAAACAAGTTATTCGTCGTCCCGTTAGGTAAACCTTTTAGATCATCCTTATGTTTATATGCTTTCTTTTTCTTGTGCATATCCATAAGGTTACCATTGATGTCAGCTACAGTTTTCATCGTGGTAGCTAGAACTTCAAAAGCTCGAGGATGTTCAGTGTTACGTGCCACGTCCATCATATCATCCAACGCGGCCGATCCTTTTACTAAAAGATCATGGTACATTTGACGAGCATATTCAAAATCATTTTCTGCATTATCAGAATCATTCATCACGCGCTATCCACCGATTGTGTTAATGTTTCGCTAAATCCAAAATCAGAATCAGGACTTACGGTCAAAGGATTAGGTCTTACTGTAAGAGTTTCAAGTAACTCATCAGAATCAAGCATTCCACTGCCGATCTGAAAGAAGTTATTTATTGAAGTTCTAACGATACCAGCCTCAGCAATTGGTCCGTAAAAGTTCGCTTTCATTTCAAAATCAATTGTATATATGATCGTACGTCTTTGTTCCATCGGACCTTCAAAGTCGTCTGTAAATGTTACGCCTGCAATTGTGATCGGAACATCTTCTTTAATATCCGGTATGCTACTCAACGGTTTTACTGTTAAAGTGTATGTAGGATTAAATCTTGGAAGAATCTGTTCTACTATTTGTAGAGCGTCATCTTGATTCTTAGTGAATATGTTTAACTGAAAACTAAGATTATAAGGTACGTAACTATAAATTCTATTACGTGTATTAATAGTAGTACCATTATTAATGTAGTTGTTTATCTTTGGTAACTGACGTGCAGTGTCGTATGAAATACCTAATATTTCAAATGACATACGAGGCAACTTTACTGCCACACTTTGATCAGTTTCTAAATTAGGGAATGATCTAATTCTTTCAAGAAACTTTTGCTTAGGTGCATATGCTAAAGGAACTTTTACTTGAGAAATTGTAGCTCCAGTTGAGTTCTTTCTTAAAATGTATAGATCATTAAACATACGTCCAAAAAGCGCAACGCTTTTCCGCATTCTTTGATGATAAAAATGTACTCCAAACATTAGCTAGGATCTCCAAACGGGTTAGATTCACTGAAGTCAAGGAAGTCAGTTAGTGTTTCAAAGAAATCGTTTTGTGCGTTGACTTGCGCAATTGTTTCGTTAATAGCAGAAATAGTACGAGTCAAAGTTTGTTCAGCAGAATCTTCGGATTTAACGATACCAGCTGCTGTGAACAAGTGGAAGTTACCATCGTCTGCTCCAACATTCGCAACCGAAAGAACATTGCTTGAATCATTGTAATCTACAATCTCACCAGAAATAATTACACCAGTAGATAATGTTTGGGTAAGTGTATTACCAACTATAAATCCAGTGTCGGCTGAATCTGCAAGTGTAAGATTTGCGGTGTAACCTTTTTTCTCGACTTGATCAATATCAACAACACTTGTATCAAAGTCTTCGTCGTTGTAATCAAATAGTTCACAACGTAGTTTAAAAGTTGGTAGATTTTTTAATTGATAGAACGGCTGTTCATGCTCAACAAACATGATTTCAAAGATTTTTTTAGAGAATGGTACATAAAGTAAGTCACCTTCATGCGGTCTTACAGCTTGAATCTCGTTATCAAGTCTTTTTACAGTATGATTCCACCTGCGTTTTGAAATAACAAAGGTTGCTTGGTCTCTAATCTCAACACCAAACTTTGTAAATAAGTCACCTTCTCCATCGAATCCTTCTATGTTTTCGATGTACATCTCAACTTTATACGCTGAATTAAATCTTGAAGGAACATCTTCACCAAGTATTCTATCCTCGTTAACTATATCACGAGGTAAGTAATAAATGTCTTGGCCGAACATCTTTAGTGACTCTATCACTATATCTTCGTAAAGATCCTGTTCGCCTTTTGCACCTTGAGTAAAGTAAAGATTCGTGGCCATGAATTACCCCACAAAGAAGTCAGCTGGCATTTCATGCTCGAGCCTAATTACTTCTCTTAGTCTTTCTATTTCTGCCATCGCATCTTCGAAGATCTGACGTCCGTTTATTGTTACACCACCCGGAAGCTGCATGCCTTCGAACTTAATTAAGTTAGCACCCCATTGTCTTTTAATTAACGCTGTTGTGTATTGCTTTAACCACATATCATTAAATACTGAAGTATGTGTTGTAGGTTCTACAATTTCAAATACTTCTGCAACAAGATAATCACCTTCTACTAAATCTTTTGTTTCTTTTTCACCATGAATATAAAGTTTGTTCTGATGTCTTGAAAACTGGACAAGAGGATGTCCATTGAGCTTCATATCAATTAATGATAGGTACTGCTGCATCTGTTCGTAATAAGCCAGGTCGCCCATATATGAATGCATATTAGCAATATCGTTTAAATGTAACTGGTATTTAATATCAAAGAAATCTTTTGTTAGAGAACCTGACGCAATAGGAAATAACTTTGAAACAAAAATGATATTAGATGAAATTGAGATGTATTCGTTTGTTACATCAGTAGCGGTGATCTGATGTTTTAAGAACGTACGAAGAGTCGCGTCTGAATGAAACTCTTGATAGTACTGCAAAGCTTCATCTACTCGATCTTCAAGCTGATCTGGATCTACGTTGATTTCAATGACCGGATCACCTAGCTCTCTGAGGCAGTAATCAATCAGTCCTTGTCGTGTGCTTGGGTTCGCCATGTCTGTATCCTATTAAACACTGTTAACAGTATTTATAAGGTTTATGTTTTAACTACGAG